ACTTTGTTAGAGAGAATACTACAGGATCATTTGCAGTACAGATGAAAACAGTAGGAGGAACTGCTTTAACTCTTTCACAGGGTGTAAATACTTTTGTAGCTTGTAATGGTACATCTATTTATCGAATAGATACTCCTACCTCAGTAGCCTCTTTCACAGCTAATACTCTTACAGCTACTACTCTTACAGCTACAAGTATTTCAACCTCAGTACTTTCTTCTTCCATTATTACTGTAAATACTTCAGCAACTTTTCAACAAGTATCTGTTGAGGGTGCTTTAACCGTTGTAGGTGCCACTGCTCTTAATAGCACTGTATCTCTAGGTGCAGCAGCTATTGGTATTCTTGTATCTTCAAATGCTACTGGTGATACTACACTTAATTTACAAAATGGTAACTTTTTTAAACTAACATTAACAGGAAATACAAGTGTTACTACACCAACTAATATTGCTCCCGGTCAGTCAGGTATTATTTATTTAATTCAAGACGGAACTGGTGGTAGATCAGTTAGTTTTTCAGATGTGTGGAATTTTTCTTCAGGAGTAACTGTTACCCCAACATCTGTAGCAGATAGTGTAGACCTTATTTCTTATTTTGTTCGTGGTGTTTCTGCCATTGATGTAGCTTCAGCTTTAGATTTTAAATAATGTCTTTAGTATCTTCACCATTCTTTATGAGTAATTCTCTTCTTGTAGTATTTATAAGTGCAAATACAAATAACTATGTCTTAAATACAGACTTACAAGATAATTACAATTGGAATGGTTCTTCTCCTATTTCAGTTGAAGTTAGAATTTCTTCTGGAATAACAGTTGGTGCAACTTCTACAAGTTCAGCAGCATTTACTATTAATTCTTTTCCTACCAGTTCTACTATTAAAATTGTAAATAATGGTAGAATACAAGGTAAAGGTGGCAACGGCGGTACTGGTGCTCAATCTGGTGCAAGTGGTTATAATTGCCCATTAGGAGATGCTACCGCTGGGGGAGCTGCTTTAGCTATAAATTATAATATTTCTGTCGTTAATGCCTCTGGAGAAATCTGGGGAGGAGGGGGTGGCGGTGGTGGTGGCGGTTCTGGCGCTGATGAGTATGGCTGTACTGCTGGTGGTTCCGGTGGTGGTGGCGGTGCAGGTAGTCAAGTAGGTTCTGGAGGAAGTGTACTAGGTGGTTGTGGTACAGATGGTAATTCCGGTTCTGATGGAACTGCTACTTCTGGAGGTGCTGGAGGTACTGCCGTTACATATGGTCCTCAAACTGGTGGTGTTGGTGGTGCTGGTGGTGGACCGGGACAGGCTGCTGCAAACGGTGCCAACCAAAACTGTAGTACATCTGGTTTAAACTTAGGTGGTGCTGCCGGTAAAGCTATTAATTTAAACAGTTATTCTGCAACATATATAGGTTCTAGCGGAGACATTAGAGGGTCAGTTTCTTAATGCCTAGTTCAACTTCACGTTTATCTAAACTTAACTTTAAACCCGGTTTTCACCGTGAGTCTACTCAGTACTCAGAGGAGGGTAAGTGGTATGATGGTGACCGAGTTCGTTTCAGAGAAGGAAAACCAGAGAATTTAAGAGGATATCAAAAGCATTTTCCTACACCTCTTATAGGTACTTCAAGAGATTTAATTTCTTGGATTTCAAATGACACACAAAAGTATCTTGCTACAGGTACAGAGCAACGTCTTTATATTCTTTATAATAGTATTAATTATGATGTAACACCAATTACATCCATAACTACGCTTACAAGTGTAATGAATGTTCAGTCTGGTTCTCCTATTGTTTCTGTAAGTCTGACTAATCATAATGTTAGTGTTGGTGATTGGATTAATTTTACTAATACATCTATACCCGGTTTTTCTGAAGGAACTGATTTTGCAGTCACGGCTTTTGGTGGACCTACTTATGCCGTTACAGGTAAGTCAGGTATACATAACTTTGCCTTTACTGTTAATTATAATGCAGATTCTAATCTAACAGATGTAGGTGTAGCAACAGCTAACTTCTTATTAGAGACACAACAGACAGATAGTATTCAAGGTCTAGGTTATGGTGCTGGTATTTATAATGCTGGTGTTTCTATAACAGGTGAACGTGCTTGGGATGAAGCAGCCGAAAGCTCCAATATTATTTTTGCTGGTAATCAATGGTCAATGGATACTTGGGGTGAAGATTTACTAGCTGTACGCAGGGGTTCACAACTACTTCATTGGGATGCTGATGCTAGTTCATCTCCTACAAGAGCAACTATTGTTAGCACTAGCCCAACTAAGATTAATAGCATTGTTGTTTCTCCTAATGACAGACATGTTATTGCTTTAGGAGCTAATGAAACTGCTACATCTATATTTAATCCTCTTCTTGTTAGATGGTCTGATCAAGAAAACTATGCTAATTGGCAACCAAGTATTTCTACTACAGCAGGTGAAATACAATTAGTAGATGGTACGGAGATTGTAGGAGGTGTTCGCTCACGTAATGCTATTCATATTTGGACTGATCGTGCTATGTACGCTCTAAACTATGTTGGTCCTCCCTTTATCTTTAATAACACACTGTTAGGCAATAATGCTGGTCTTATTGGTCCTCATGCTGCTGTTGCACTAGAAGGCGTTACCTATTGGATGGGTATAAATGACTTCTTTGCCTTTAATGGTAGAGTACAAAAACTTGATTGCACTATTCGTCGTCATATTTATGATAGCTTTAATTCTACTCAAGGTGATAAAGTTTATGCAGGGACTAACTCAGAGTTCCATGAAGTAATTTGGTTATATCCTTCTACTAATTCCTTAGAACCTGATCGTTATGTAATTTATAATACAGTAGAAAATAATTGGGTATTTGGTACAGGTTTCTTTAATACTTTTGAAGATAGAGTTATATTTTCTAACACCCTTACTACAGGCATAGATACTACTGGTAATAATTACTATTGGGATAATGAGCCTAATGGTGTCTATACTGGAGATGGGCAAGCTTTAACTTCTTATCTTGAGTCAGCAGACTTTGATATTGAAGACGGTGATCAATTAATGTTTATTGATCGTATTATTCCTGACTATACTATTGATAATGGTGCTATTACTTTTACTATTGATACTAAACAATATCCTAACGGACCAACAATTACTAGAGGACCATTTACTATTAACGCAGGTACTCAAAAGATTGATATGAGAGCGAGAGGTAGACAAGCATCTGTAAGAGTTTCTTCTACCGAATCAGGCACTAGCTGGCGTTGGGGTAGTGTTCGTATGGGTATTCAGCCTGATGGTGGTCGTTAAAAATGGCTAATAAACTTTATCCTGAGTTACCATACTATGCTAACTTAGAGATGACAACTAGTCAACAGCTTTATAATGATCTTATTCGTTATGCTTCAGAAATGAAATTCCTGCTTGAACAGCGGGACTTTGAAGTAGAAGTAGCTCCTGCTACACGAGTTAGAACTGTTGTAAGTGTTGGAACGATTGGTAGACCTGAAGAAGGTTTTATTGTTTATGCTACTAAAGTACAGAAATATAAAGGTTATGTCTCAGGAACAGGTTGGATGGACTTAAATTAAAATGAAAAATGATTATAAAATTATGATGGACTTAATCTATAATAGTACTTTTATTGAGAATGTAAATAATGGTGTTGCTCCTCAATCAGATTATTTTGGAGCAAGAACTACTGAAGGTATGGCATATTCTAAGGATGCGTTGTATAATAAACAAAGAAATGATACCAGTACATTCCATGCAGACATGACTAAACCACAGTCACACTATATGAATCCAAGACAAGGAACTAAGTAATGATTAATAGTAACGCACCCTATAGTGGATTATCTAATATTATGAATATGCGTGATCGTAATCCTAATACTCAGCTTGCTTACGTACCTAATGGTTACTTAAATAGTGTCCCTTCTGCACCTAATCCTTATACAGGTATTCCACAGGTTAATAGTCCTATTGCTATGAATGAGGGTGGTATGCCTTCGATGCAATATCCTATGCAAGAAGAAGCGGGTCAACTAGCAGATCGTGGTAGGTATGGTGATACAACTCTAGTTCATATGACACCGGGAGAAGTACAGGGACTAGCCTCACTGGGTCAGCTAACTATTAATCCAGACACAGGCTTGCCTGAAGCTTTTAGTATGGGCAATATACTTCCTATAATAGCTAATGTTGGTCTAGCTATGGCGACAGGTGGGATGTCTCTTCCTGCTCAGATGGCTATGATGGCAGCTGGTAACTTTGCTATTGGTAAGATACAGGGACAAAGCACAGAACAGGCTTTACTTGGTGGTCTAACTTCTGCTGCTACTACTGGTATTTTCTCAGGACTAGGTTCTTCTCTATCAAATGCAGCAGGTACAGAACAAATAGCAAAAGAAGCAGCTTACGGCTCTGCTGCACAAAGTGCAGAGGCATTTAATGCTGCTGCTTTTATGGATGAGGCAGCTTTTTCGTCTGCGTTTCCTACTGGTCCAACTGGCGCACCACTAGTAGGAAGCGCAACAGCAGCTATACCTGCAGCTGTACCTAATGTTATTGCTCCTGTAAGTTATTCTGCTGCAGGTGTACCTTCATTAGGCGGTCCTGCTGTAGATTTCTCTTCTGCATTAGGAAAAGGATCTGGAATGCCTGTAACTGGAATTAAATTAACGGAGTCTGTTAAACCTAACTGGTTTCAAAAAAATATTTTGGGGGAAACCGCAGAGTATGCTACGGGTGATTTTGTGCCTTTATCAGAATTTAAAGGAAAAGGAATATTTGGTGGTGATATAGCTTATCAAGACATGGGTTTAAAAGAACGCCTTGCTGCTAACAGAACAAACCCAGTTAGTTATGCGCCTATAGTTACAGGAGCGTTATCTGGAGCTTTTAGTGATATACCTCCTCCTGTAGAACAAGAAGAAAGAACACCGCGAGAAACAGCATTTAATACATTTGATTTTGAAAGAGGTGCACGTAAAACTCCTCTTACTGCAGAAGAAGCTTTAGAAACAGCTTTAAGAGGAGGAAGACAGACATTGTTTGAACCATCTAGATTTATTGAAAGAACAGCAGCACAGGGAGGATTAATTGGTTTAGCTATTGGAGGTCAACCAACATCAGCAGAGCCTCCAGTGCAACAACAACCTTCAGCAATTCAGGCTATGCTTTCGCGACCAATGGCTCAACAAGCCCCTGTAGTACAACCTATAATGATGCAGCAGCCACAGATACAGCAACAGGGTCAGCCTATTTCTTCTGCTCCTCCTTCAGGACTACAGCCCGGTACAGTAGATATTCCTGATCCAACTAGACAGTTTATGAATATAATAGATGCTGACGAGACTAAGAGACGAAGAGATGGTCAGAAGAGTCTTGAAAGTCTTATAGGTGGAGCAGGTAATTATTTACAATCTCAAGGAATAGGTTATCCTACAACAACACCTAGTGGAAGTATACCCCAAACACCAGCAGTGAATCAGGGTGCACAAGTTAATAGGGGTGCTTCAGGAGGGTTTGCTCAGGGTGGTCTTTTAGGTTATAATGCGGGTGGTATTTTAGGTTATAATGAGGGAGGAATGCCTTCACAGGAACAAGGATACTTTGAGGGGCAAGTAGTTGGTAATGGCGATGGTCAGTCAGATGAAGTACCCTTTAAGGTAGATAGTGAAGAAATTGATATGGCTATGCTCTCTCCTGATGAATATGTACTTGCAGCAGATGTTGTCTCTTATATTGGAGATGGTTCTTCTAATGCAGGTGCAGCTAAACTAGATCAGTTTATGACGCAAGTAAGAAAACAAGCTCATGGTTCTGGTAAACAGATCGAAGGCTTTCAGGAAAGAGGACTAGCAAACTTAGTGGCATAATGGAATTAATAAAAATTAATAGTAATGCAATAGAGGTAACTTGGCCATATGTTAAAGACTTAGTTCAAAAACCTCTAGATAAGTCGCTTGGTGAAAGAAATTTAGAAGATGTTTATAATAGTTTAATACATGGTCAAATAGTATTGTGGGTGGCTACAAATAAAGAAGATGGTATACTGGGAATAATGATAACACAGTTAGTACATCATCCTCAGTATAAACTTTTATTAATATCTTTAGTAGGCACTAAACCACATACAATAAATAAATGGCTAGATTGGTCTTGGCAGAAAGGTTCTCCATTATTAGAGTATGCAAAAGAGAATAACTGCAAACGCATTGAGGGTTATATTAGAAGTGGTTGGCTTAAATTCTTAAAAAAACATGGGTTTAAAAAATACAACACTATTGTTACAAAGGAAGTAGAATATAATGATTGAGTCTAAGATTGAAACTAAACATATTATTGCTGAACTTTCAGTAACAGATAAAATCTGTCTGTATAATGCTTTGTATGAAGACCTAGCAGGTAAGGGTACAGAGGGAGACACTGAACTTGCTCATGTCAATAAGGCAGAGATGGTTGTTCTTCGTGATATGGGTGGGTCAGGTACAGTCAATCCTAATACTGGTCTTATTCAATTTGGTGGTGGTAGTCCACCTCCTCCCCCTGCTATTCCTACTAGTACTACCCAAACCTCAGAATTTCCTACTGAACTACGTCCTTTTATTACCGATGTCTTAGGTAAAGCACAAGCTATTCAACAGCAAAGAGAGACTGAGGGATATGTTCCTTTTGAAGGCCCACAGATTGCTGAGTTTACTCCTGAACAAGAACAAGCCTTTACAGGTATTCAGGGACTAGTTGGTAGGGGACAGGAGTATTTTGATCCTTCTGCTGACTTAGCTAAGTCTTCTGCAGTTGCTCCTACATCCGAATCAGTAAGAGCAGCTATGTCTCCTTTTACGCAGAATGTAGTTAATATACAACAGCGTGAGGCACTTCGTCAGGCAGACGTAGCTCAACAACAGCTAGCTGCACAAGCAGCAGGTGCTCTTGGCTTAGGTGGCTCACGCATGGCTATCCTAGAGGCTGAACAGAACCGTAATACTCAACAACTACTTTCTGATATACAGTTTCGTGGACAAGCTGCAGCATTTGAAGATGCTCAGACACGATTAGCTCAACAGAGTGGTAGAGAGTTAGCTGCTTCTGGACAACTTATGAATCTTGGTAGTGTAGCTCCACAACAAGCTCTAAAAGAATATACTGCTGTTGAAGCTATTGGTGCACAGAAACAAGCACAGACACAGCAAGCACTGAACATTGCTAAAAGTCAGTTTCAAGAAGAACAAACATTTCCTGAACAGACACTACAACAGTATCAGTCTGTTATCCGTGGTTTTCCTCTTGCGCCTAGTACGTATACTAATTCTCAAACAGTTACCCCTGCACCTAGCTATCTACAACAAGCGGCTGGTCTAGGAGCTACAGGAATAGGACTTGCTGGTGCCTTTGGTGGCTTT